GTTCAAAGCTCGTTCAGTTCCGCGCGCGTCACGTCAGGGTCCGTCTCCTCGCGGCGCGGTGCGGTGGCGATGTCATCCAGCGTCTCGGCGGTCGCGCGCCCGCGCAGGACGCGCTCGTTCTCCTGATGCGCCGCCAGGCTGCGGCCCGAGAGCAGGTCGCCGTTATGTTCACGCCGTGCGCCGATGTCCTCCGCCGCGGCGATGTGCCGTCCGTTCATGTCCTGGAGTGCGCTGGCGAACCACTCCGCCTTGGCACCCATCGCGCGCCGCACGCCTTCAAGATCGTTGCGGCTCGGGAGCAGATGGCGCGGGCATTCGCCGAGGACGCGGTTCTGCGCGTCGCACACCACGAGCACGGCGGTGTTGAACGGGTTGAGATAGGCGCGGAACCGCTCGCCGTTCGGCAGCCGGTCCCCGGCGTAATCGACCGCGCGAAAATAGATCGCGTCCCCGTCGCCGGTCAGCTCGCGCGCGGTGATCTCGATCAACCCGTTGCGGACCTGCACGGTGTCCGCGCCGCAGGAACGATAGCAGTGCTCCGGCCCGAGCAGTGCGGGCAGCTCGAACATCTGCAACCGCTTCAATTCGCCCCGGTGCGCCGCGAACACCTCGGCCGGCGACATCCGCCGCGAACTCACCACGATCTCGCCGCGCGAGTTGAGCATCGGCTCGGTGATGAAGTTCAGCTTCTCCCACCCCTCCAGCTCGTGATTGCGCCGCTTGTCGATGGCTTCGAGCATCGCCTCGGCGCGGAAAAAGAATTCACCCCACGGCAGCATCGGCCACTTCACGCGATCTGCGTTCGCGACCGCCAGCGCGCCGCATTCGATGGCCTTCATCAGCGCGCCGCATTCGGCCTCGATCTGGTTCAACTGCTCGGGCGTGCGGTTGCGGTCCAGACCCACCTGCCCCGGCATCGACGCGAAAGCATTGTCCACCAGGTTGAAGAATCCTTCCACCAGCGCCTTGAAGCGGTAATTGCCCTTGCCGAATCCCGGCCGCGCCGCCGGCAACTGGCCGATATGTCCGGCCCGTTGAAACTTCCCGCCGCGGTCGATGGTGACGCGCGCGATGTCACTGAGCCGCGTCAGAAATTCCTCGTCGCGCACCGTCGCGGTGCCGCGTTCCCAGACGAATTTCGTCCCGTCCTTCCGCGTGCCGAACTCGGTCAGGACGTGCAGCACGAACCATTTGAAGTCCGCCTCCGTGAGCGCCTCCTTCTTTTCGAGCGACGCATCCCAGAGCGTCGGCTTCATCCCGCGCGCGAAACAACTGGCGCTCAACACGTCGATGGCGAAGAAACCGCGCGGGCGCAGGAACACGCGCTGGCCCGGATAGATCACCTTCACGTTGAACTCGTGATCGTCGAACTCGACGAACTCGCAGAGCTTCAGTCCCACGCGGGACGTGAGCACCTTGAGGCCATGCTGGCTCGCCGCCGCGCGCCCGATGCGCGACGCCGCCTTGGCGAAGTTGTCCATCCGCAGGTGCCGGTAAATGGTGGACTCGTGCCAGCCGGCGGGATGATCCATCAACCGCCCGCCCACTGTGGCCGCCTCCGGCCAGGTGGCATATCCCGGAATCGAATGCACGCGCGTGCCGGCCTCGATCATGCGCCCGCCCCATTCGATGCGGTTCAGCGTGTGGCGCGTGCGCCAGATGTGCAGGACTTCCTCGATGGCCCGGCGCGTCCCGCGCTGGTTGTTTTCCGCCAGCGTGCAAACGGCCTGCACGAACTCCGCAGGCAGCCGCGTTTCTTCGCGCCCACGCGGGTCCGGCCACTTCCGTTTGTCCCACGCCGCTTCCCACGAACCGGTCGCGGCGAACTCGTAATAGCGGTTGCACACCGTGCGCTCGGCCAGATGCCGGCCGGTCTCCGATAGGTAGGCCACGGCGCGGCGCGTGGCGGCGGTCTTGTTGTCCGATTCGTGGATCATGCGGAACGCCGACAACCAGCGCAGGATGGACCGCTGCGCGTCGTGCGGCAGGCGCTTGAGGAAGAAGGCCCGGTCGCACTCGGGCACGCCATAGGTCAACACTGGGCGGAGCGGGGCGGCCGTGGCCCCGTCATTACGGCCCATCACGGCCAAGGATTCGGTTTGCGCAGGTGCGCCGGGCGCACCGTCCAGTGGTGAAATGGCGTCGTAGTTCATGAGGTCAATCAGGCGCGGCGTTTGCGAAGGGGGGCCTGCTCGTCGGTGAATCGTTTCAGCCATTTGGCTTCCTCGACCATCTTCGTCCAGAGCTGGTCGGGCAGCATGGACACATCCCCGGCGGCGGTCTCGCGGAGGAGGAAACTGGCGTTGACGATCTGCTCGGCCATTTCGATGACCAGTTCCCGGCGGCGCTGCTCCGCGCCATCCGGCGCGCGGTCGGGCCGGACGGTGATCTCCTTCTTGCACCCCGAGCACTTGAGTTTCCGGCCGTGCATCCCGAGGTTTTCGGCCGCGCAGTGCGGGCAGTGGAAGGCGTATTTCCGAATTCCGCCCCGGCTCTTTTCCGCGCCGCCGCCCCAATCAAACGCCATCTGCCGGGCGGACACGCCATCAGCGATGTTGTCGAAGGATTTGCGCGCTTTTGCGGCTAGCGGCGGAAGCTCGGCGGGGGGGAGGGCAAGCACCGTCCCGATGGGCAAACCGTCAAAAGCGCAACAGTTGCGTATTTGGAGTTTTTGCGCCGCGCCCGCAGCGACCTGCATGTGGAATTGTGCCGTGCGCACCTTCATCCCGTTCGATTCCAGCCACGCCTCCCACTGCCCGTGCTCCAGCGTCTCTTTCTTCGCGAACAGCATGAATCCGCTGACCGCGCACGCGCGCCCGGCCACGCGCTCCGCGTTCACCGCCTTGCGATAGGCGTCGAGAATTTCCTCATCCCCCGGCACCACCACCGCCGGCACCTCCGGCATCACTTCCATTTCCATCGCTCCGTTCACTTGGTTCCTTTCGTTTGTTCGTGCCGCAGGCGCTCGGCCTGCACGTTGATTGATAGCCGTTGCAACTCGATGGCGTTCGCCACCGCCGCATCGACCAGCGCGTTGAAATCGTCCAGCACCGGCGTTAGTCCGGCGCTGCCCACCCGGTCGATCATTTCGCGAACGGCCGCGAGCGTCTCCTCGTGCAGCACCCGGTTGGACTCGCGCATGATCTGCATTTCGCGGACGTCGCCGGCCAGGTTGAGCGCGTCGCGCAGCCATTTTTCCGAACACACCGGGCAGGCCCCGTGCGTGGCCGGCTCGCTGCCCTCGGCCATCACCAGTCCGCACCACGCGCACACGCGGCGGGGTGACACCGCGCCGGGCGACGGCGGCGCGATGGATTTGGTTGAAGCCGGCATCTCCGCCCCGGTGGGATTGTCGCCGTGCTGGACGCCGGTCTGGGGTTCGTGCTGAAGAGTGTTCATGCGGCCTCCTGCTGTTGTTGCTTCAGCGTCGCCGCGATGGCGGCGCGGATGGCGGCGAGGTCTCGCTTGATGTCGGCGTGATTCGTCGCGATGCGGTCATGCACGCGGCGCACCGCGTTCGTGACCGTGCCGTGGTCGCGGTCAAACACGGCGGCGATGCGCGTGTTCAACAGCGCGTGATCGACGCGCATGAGGAACATCGCGACGTGGCGCGGCTGCACGACCCACTCGGGGCGTGTGACCCCGGCGAGATCGGAAACCTCAACCTTGTAGTGTTCGGCCACGGCTTCGAGCACGGCCTTCTCGACCGCGCCCGCGTGGCGAAGTCCGAGCACCACGTCGAGCCGGTCGCGCAGGTGCCGCGCATCCTCGGGCGTGAGGTTCAGCGTCATGCCCGCCACGTCCACGTCGATGACTTCGCGGCGGCGCACGTCCGGCAGCTTAATGACACTCACGCCACACCTCCCGCGTGTGTGGTCTTGATCATCCGCGCCTTGATGCCCGTGGCGTCACAGTCCGGGCAGTCGAACCAGCCGCGGCTGGTCTGGAGTTCGCCGGTTCCGCCGCACTTCGGGCACGGGCCGGCATCGAGTTGGTGACGCACCGGCGGTGCGTCGTTGGGTTTTGTTGCTGGGTCTTTCATGGGTGGGGCCTTTCAAAGTCTGCGGTCGCGAAGAAATTTCGTGATGCTCTTCCACGTCACCAGCGCCGCGCCGTGACGCCCGCGTGAGTAATCGGTGCCGGGCAGCATCGAGAGATCCCCGGCGTCGAGCAGGTAAATGATCATCTCGCTCGAACAGTTGAGGGCCAGCCGGAGATCAGGCGAAGGGACGAACGGCTTGTCCGCCCGCGTCGGGAACAACGTGGCCTCAATCTCCGGCCAGCCGAAATTCTTCCGCCCGGCGCGCCCGAGCAGTTGCTCGCGCCGCGCATCCACGCACGGTGCGAACACGCGCACTGCGCGCCGCTCTGCCTCGCTCCGCCCGATGTCGAGGGCGTATTCCAGCGTGCCGTCGTCGATGTCCGCCAGCACCTCGTCCTCGGTGTAGGCCAGCGCGGCGCGCACGCCCTCGATGGTCATCATCGGCCGGAATTCCGGCACGCGCAGGAGGCGCGGCTGGATCGGTGATGGCGCGAGCGCAGGCATGGGATCAGCGGTGGGTGGCCGCGGCCACGATCACGGACATGGTCAGCGCCAGTGCGAGAAGGAAATACAGTGTGATCATGCGGCCCCCTTTGCTTCGCTCATCAGTTCGAGAAATTTTCGCTGCGCTCGCTCGTGCGTCAGCAGTCCCTCGCGCGACAGCGCGAGCCATTCGCGCCGCTGGCTGTCCTCGGGAAGCACGGCGATCAGCGACTCGATCAACGCGAGCCGCTCGCTCACACCGTCGGGCAGGGATTGGATCGCCGCGTCCGCGACGCGGTCGTAGTCGGTGGGGGTGGGGTTACGCACAGAGTTCCTTTACGATCAGGTTGTAGGTGGGGCCGAACTGGTCGGGCCATCGGACGGCCCGCCAGACGGTCGTGCGCTCGCGGTTGATGGCGCGGGCGAGGCCCGGCACGCCGCGGTGTCCGCGCTGCCAGGCGAGAGATTCCAGGTTCTCCGTGGTGACCGGATTTTCGCGTTTGACTTTTGGCAACTTCGGGCGCATACCGTTTTAGTTACGCAACTTTTAGTTACGAACACGGAAGTCGTCAAACATTTTTTAGCAACTCAACAAAGTTTTTGTGACCGAGAACAACCGGAAATTTTGCGAGATGGTTGATGCGAGCGGATGGACCCGCTCTGAAGTCGCGCGGCGGCTGCACAAGTCGCCGGGCGCGATCACGCAGTTTTGTCAGGGCGCGACGCGGCCGAGCGACGCGGTGATGGAATTGTTCCGCATGATTTTGGCTAAAGAAAATCCCACCGCCGTCGATAAGTCCCCAAAGCCGAGGGAGCGCATGAAAGAACCGTTGGAAGACATGGGCGGGGGCGTCGCCAAGGACGAGATTCCCGAGTTGAAGCGTAAGCTGGACGAGATTGCCGAGTCAGACGATGACCTGCGCATGATCAAGCAGGTGATTGACTACGCACACGCGCACCGCCGGAAAAAGCGGCGCGAGAAAAAGGAGCGATGACGATGAACACGGACGCCTTTTATTTGTGGATGGAAAACGCCGCGCGCGGGCCGGTCACGCGCGCGGAAATCATCGCGCGCCAGCATGACGGCACGGTGCATCCCGGCACGCTCATCGCCACGCACGCCGCCGGCCCGTGGACGCCGCTGGCGGACTTCTGCCTCACGCCACGCGCCGCGGAGCGGCGGGACGCGCGCACGCGCGACGACGGCCGCGCGTATCGCACCATCGCGGCGTGGGCGTTCGTGCTGGCGGTGGTGTTCGTGGTCGTGGGCGCGGGCGCGCTGGTGTTCGACAACCTCCCGCTGCTGTCCGGCTGCGTCTTCTTTTTCTTCGCGCTCCTGCTCGCGGGGTTGATCTGCGAACTGATCGCCGCCGTGCATACGGCCGCCGACCGGATCGTGAAGGCACTGCATGAGTGACCTGCTCCCCGCGTGGCTGGCCTGGCCGCTCGTCGCCATCGGCGTCATCGCCGGCTGGGTCGTGATCTTGATGGCGCGCGACGCCCTCTTCGGCCCGCGCCGCCGCGGCCCGCGCGACAACTACCACCGGCCGAGGCGTTGACGCGAATTTCGCGAATTCGCGCGAATTCGCAAAATTCGCGTAAGCCCTCCCCGGTTTTCGCTTGAGTCCGCGCGCGCTCGGCTGTAGAAGGTTCCCCGCAGGCCCCACCGCGCGAGCGGTCGGGGCCTTTTCATTTCCCACACCGGTTTCCCGCCCGCCGGAATTACGCGCGCGCGAAATCATGTTGTGATGCGCGCCGTTGAACGCAACGCGCCACATCAGCCACCGACCGCCGCCAGACGCCGGGAGTTGTCCCGCTCCCCGCCGAGTTGTTCCGGCCATCGCGCTGGCGGCGGTCCTTTTTCCGGCCGCCGCGTTCGGAGTTGATCTCGATCCCGCGCTCGACAACGCCAACCCGCTCGCGCCCTTCGCGCAGTTCCTCGGCTCGGCGCTGGTCACGAAAATTCTGTTGTGGATGGGGGCGTGTCGCGCGGTGGGAAAACTCGTCAGCACCAAGCTCCAGGAACTCCTCGATGCCGCCGTGCAATTCGCGCGCGGGACCGCCGACGAATCCGACGACCACTGGATCAACTCGATCCTTGGCAGCCGCGCCTATCGCGTCGCGCGGTTCTGGGTTGATTACTTCTTCTCCGTAAAACTCCCCACACTCCCAGCCCCGGAAAAACCCATGACCACCACACCATCACCCGCCGTGGCCGCGCTCCTCGTGGCCGCGTGCCTCGCCCTCACCGGCTGCTCGACCAGCCGCGTCGCGAAGACCTCGCCCGACGGCACGAAGATCAGCGCGTTCAACTCGCGGTTCATCTGGAGCACCGAAGGGTTCTCACTCACCTACAACACCAACGGCAGCGCCACCGTGACCATCCAGCGGTCGAATCCCGATGCCGAGACGATGGGCAAGATCGCCGAGGGCGCGGCGCGGGGGGCGACGAAATGAAGACGCGCAAGAAAAAGGAAACACTTCCGCGCGGCTACACGCAGACGCCGGTGATGGTGATCGACCTCAACGCCGTGTCCGCCCGCCGCGTGATTCCCGGCGACTTCGGATGGCCGACCACCGTTCAACTCTCCTACACCACCAACCTCAAGCCCTGGAATTTCGAGCGCAACACCGGCGAGGGCTGGACGCATCTCGGCCGCGTGACCGGCGGCGCGATTGTCAACATGGAGTTCGACCGCGACAAGGGCGAGCCGCGCTGGCGGCTGGTGGAGGTGCCGGCGTGAGTCGTGCCGCGAAAAAAGAATTCCCGATCCGCGTGAACTTCTGCGGACGCCTGCGCGTGATTCGCGGCGAGTCCGTGCTCTGGTCCGTGTCGGAAGTGGCGCGGACGAAATGGCCGGTCGTGGGCGGCTACGAATGCGCGCAGATGCGCGTGCGCGGGAAGGCCGGCGACCGCGCCGGCCGCAACCAGCTCGTCGTGAATCTCGTGAACGGCCTCATCGTGAAGCCGTCGCCGAAATACTTCGTGCGCCCCGATCCCTACGATCCGGCCGCGCGCGAAGCCATGCAGAAGGGAACCAAGGAATGATCGCCGAAATCACCGCCCCCGTGGAAATCGCCTCGTGGCTGGCCTGCGCCGCGTTCGCGGTCGTGCTCACCAACGGGCTGTTCAAGCTGGTCAACAACGTGAAGGGGCCGAACGCACTGCCGCCCGCGGGAGAACTCGACCTGCGCGTCTCGAATCTCGAAACGCGCACCAACACCATCGAGGTCGGCCTGGCCGAACTCCGGCACGAGATGAAGGAAGACTTGAAGACCATGCTCGCGGCCGGCGAGGAGCGTGCAGGGAAAATTCACGGCCGCATCAACGACGTGCTCGCCGCCGTGTCCGAACTGCGCGGGAGGCTGAAATGAGCGCACACGTTCACATCCGCCTTCAGTTGCTCCGATCACTGCGCGCCGCCGGTGGCGAGCCGATGCCCGAGAATGCGCTCGTGGATGCGGCTCAATTTCTCGTCCGCCCCACGCCGGGCGCGGGCGATGTCCTCGCCGAGTTGGGCGATCTGGAGCGGGCCGGCTTCGTGGTCAGCCAGCTTGATATGTTCACGAATGTCCGCAGCTACACGCTGACCACGGCGGGCGAACTCAAGGCGAAGGAGCTTGCGAAGTGAATGAGCAAGGCCATCGAATCCAAACTCGACACGTTCCGCGACCGGCTCGACGAATGGTTCGGCCAGGAACATCTCCCGCTGGCCGACGCGCAGGCGCGGCTCAAGGAGCTTGGTTGTGCGGTCTCGCTTTCGCGGCTCTCGCGCTGGTGGCAGATGCGTTCGGCGGAACTGGATCAGGACCGGCTGCTCGCCCAGATCGCGACGGGCGCGGCGCAATGCCAGGCGCTCAAGAAAGAATTCGGCACCAACGCCCCGCCGGAGATGGACACGTTGATCTCCCTGTTGCGCGTTTTGATTTTGCAATTCTCGACGCAGGCCAGCGCGAATCCCGAACTGGTCAACATGATCGGCGGCCTGCTCCGGCCGGTGCTCGTATGGGCCAAGTTGCAGGACAAGGCGAAAGACCGCGAGCTGGTCGAGCGCCGCGTGAAGTTGCTCGAAGAGCAGGCCGCCAAGGCGCGCGCGGCGATCAGCGACCCGACGTTGACGGCCGAGCAGCAGCGCGAGCGACTCCGCGAAATTCTGAAATGAGCGGCCCCGCGAAATCCAAGAAGGTCCGTCCGCTCCGCGACAGCACGCTGCCCGCGACGCTCTCGCCGAAAGACCTGCTCTTCCCGCTGCAACGAAAATACATCGACGACCGCAGCCAGTACAAGATCGCCGTGACCACGCGCCAATGGGGCAAGTCCACGCTGACCAGCGGCGAGACCGTGCATGACTGCCTGACCGATCCGGGCACGAAGTGGGTTACGATGTCGGCCGGCGAGCGCCAGTCGCTCGAATGGCTGGGCAAGGCGAAGGAATGGTTGACGGCCTACAAGATGGTGATCGAGGACATTGCCGAAGACCGGGGCGGCATCGCCGAGGGCCTGCTCCGCGCCAGCGAAATCACGCTCAACACCGGCTCGAAGATCATCGCCATTCCCGCCAACCCGAGCACGGCCCGCGGCTATTCGGCGAACATCAACCTCGATGAATTCGCCTATCACGAAGATCCCGATGCGATCTGGGCCGCGATGTTCCCGAGCACCACGAATCAACTGGCGGGCACGTTCCTTGACCGATGGAAGGCCATGCTCAAGGGCGAGAGCACCGACATCCGCCGGCATCTCAAGGTGCGCGTGGTTTCGACCTTCAACGGCCGCAACAACAAGTTTTTCAACCTCTGGGAAAACGCCGTGCGCAACGGTTATTCAACGCACCGCATCACCATTCACGACGCGGTCGCGGACGGGATGCCGCTCGACGTCGAGAAGCTCAAGGCCGCGCTCGACGACCCGGACATCTGGGCGCAGGAATTCGAGTGCGAGCCGATGGACTCGGCGGCGGTGTTGCTGCCCTACGATCTGATCGCCACCTGCGAATCGCCCGAGGCCACGACCACCGTCCCCGTGGAATACTATATTGGTGCCCAGCCCGCACCGCTTTTCATCGGCTGGGATTTCGCGCGGAAGAAAGACCTCAGCGTGCCGTGGGTGATGTCGCTCGTCGGCGACGTGTTGCATTCGCGCGAGTTGATCGAATTGCGCGGCGTGAGCACGCCGGCCCAGATTGAACTGATGACCCCGCGCATCCGCGCCGCGCGGCGCGTGGCGGTGGATTACACCGGGCCGGGCATCGGCCTGGGCGATTACCTCGTGCGCGAGCACGGCGAGTGGAACCCGGCGAAGCATCTCTACGGGAAGATTGAACTGGTCACGTTCACGAACAACGTGAAGCTCGAACTGTTCGCGAAACTCCGCATGGCCTTCGAGCAGCGCCGGCTTCGCATCCCCATCAACCGCACGGTGCGTGAAGACCTGCACTCCATGCAGCGCGTCGTCAGTGCGCAGGGGAACATCACCTATCGCGCGCCGCACACCGACGACGGCCACAGTGACCGCTGCACCGCGCTGGCGCTCTGCCTGCGCGCCGCCGGCCAGAAGGTCGTCAGCTACGGAGGGTTCCTGGCGTGAGCGCGTCACCAAACATTCTGCCGCCGGCCCGCTTCATGGGTGGGGGCCTGGTCCGTCGAGATTCGGCGGTTCGTGGGCCGGCGGCTTCAACTTCAAATTGGCAACAGTTGCCAATTTCGATTTCCGGGAGTACGCAAAATTTGCGTACCCCGCCGCGAATGCCCGTAGGCGCGTTTTGTTTCGCGCAACGTCCGTTCACCCTCCCCGGATATTTGACCCTTGTGCAAGGCGATGCAAAAGCGAATGCGGGCCTATCCCGTCCCGTGGTGATGAAGTCAGCACGCAAATTTTGCGTGCAAGGGGGTGGGCGATGAACTTTTTGCGTCGGTTTGCGTCATGGGTTGTCGCGAAGGGGAGCATCGCCCCCTTCGACCGCATTCCGTCCGTGGACGTCACGGGCGGCGAGAAGCTGGCCGAGCCGTTCCGTCGCTCGGTCTGGGTTCAGGCGGCCATGCGCCGCGTGATCCTGCCCGTCACGTCGGTCCCGCTCCAGTGGTGCGTCGAGTCCGACGACGGCCCGCAGATGGTGGCGGACCCGGCACAGGCCGCGTTCTGGGCGCAACCCGCCGTCGGCCCCGGCGGTCAACGGCTGTCCCTCACCGACGTGATCGAGATGTCGCTCGGCTGGCTGATGCTCGACGGCGAATTTTTCTGGATCATGGACGGCGCGCCGGTGCCGTTCCCGGAAGTCGGCGCGGCAGTGCGCCCGTTCGCCATTGCCCGGCCCGACCGGATGCGCGCCATCATCGACCGCGGCCAGCTCACCGCGTGGGCGTTCACCGATGCGACCCGCCGCACGGTGCTGCTTGATCCGGCGCAGGTCATCCACGTCAAGAACTGGAATCCGTATTCCGACTGGCGCGGCCTGGGTCAATACGAGGCCGCGCAGATCGCGGCGGAGGCGGATTACCTGGCCGGCCGGTTCAACCTAAACCTGATGAAGAACAACGGGGACACCGGCCCGATCATCATCGGCAAATCCGGGATGCCCGATGACGCCCAGCAGAAGCAAATCACGCTGTTGCTGCGCGAGAAAAAGGAACGCTCCCTTCGCGGCGAATTCCGCCCCGTGTTCCTCGGCGGCGACATCGTCGTGGAAGATGCCAAAGTGCAGGTGCCCGACGCGGCCTTCGTCAACGTCCGCCTCCAGAACCGGCACGAGGTCTTCATCGCTTTCGGTGTGCCGCCGTCGATGGCGGACATTCAGGCGAGTTACTCCATCGGTTCGGCCAGCGACCGCTACGCGCTGATCACCGAGACCTGCGTGCCCGTGTCGGAAAAATTCCTCGCCGCCGTCAACGCCGTGAACGCGCGCGGCGGCGACGCCACGCGCCGCGCGGTGTTCGCGTGGGACAAGCATCCCGTGATGGTCGCCGCGCGCAACGAACGCATCGACGCCGGGACGAAGCTCTGGGATCGCGGGATGCCGTGGGCCGAGGTGAATCACTACCTTGATCTGCGCCTGCCCGAGTTCGACGGCTGGGACACGGGCTTCCTCCCGTTCAGCGTCGCGCCCGTCTCGACGCTCCCGCCTCCGGCTGATCCGGCCGCCGCGCCGGATTACGCCGAGCCGGCCGATGAAGACGCGGAAGAATCCGCCGGCCCGGTGGCCGCCATGCTGCGCGCGCTGCGCGGCGGCGCGGTGCAAAAGGCCCGCGACCCGCGCGAGGTCGCGCAATGGCGCACGCTGATTGCGAAGCGCCGCGCCGCGACGCTCACGCTCCAGGCCAAGATCAACAAGGTGCTGTTCAACGCCCGCGCCGAAGTCCTGCGCCGCCTTGAATCCGCGCCGGCCCGCGTGGCGGTGAGCGCCCGCGCCGGTGTCGCGGCGGACATGATGTTCAAGCTGCCGGACTTCCGCGCCGCGCTCGGCGTGGCCATGCGCGGCACGTTGCGCCCGGTGCTCGACGCGGCGGGCAAGGAGTTGTTCGCCGAGATCGGGAAGGATGACCCGTTCAAGTTCCCAGATCCCAAGGCGCTCGAATTTCTGCGCGGGCGCGAAAACAAATTGAGCGACACGGCCACGGACATTTACGAACAGGTCAAAGGTTCGTTGCAGGAAGGTCTGAACGGCGGCGAAACCACGGCGCAACTGGCCGCCCGCGTGCGCGGCGAGTTCAACGACATGAGCCGCGAGCGTTCGATGCGCATCGCCATGACCGAGGTGAACAGCGCCTACGGCGAGGCCCGGCAGGAGGCGATGAAGCAGGGCAACGTGCAGTTCAAGAAATGGCTCACGTCCGGCAACGACAACGTGCGGCCCGCGCATCAAGAAGCCAACACGCAGACCGTCCCGGTGGACGAACCCTTCGACGTGGGCGGCGAACAACTCATGCACCCCGGCGATCCGAACGGCTCGCCCGAGAATGTCATCAACTGCCACTGCGTATCCATCGCCGTGGCCACGAAAGAGGAAGAATCATGAACGCCATCCGACGCACCATTCATCCCGAGGTCCGCGTGCTCGACGCGAAATTGCACCAATGTGAATTCGTCGCCAGCGACGAGACGGTGGACAGCTATCGCGAAGTGATCCGCGCGAACGGCTGGCGCTTCGACCACTTCGAGAAAAACGCGCCGTTGGTGGACAGCCACGACACGAGCACCATCGAACGGCAGGTTGGAAAGGTCATCGACTTCCGCGTGGTCGGCAACAAGTTGATCGAGACCGCGCAGTTCGCGGCCGATGTCGAGAGCAACCGCCTCGCGAAAATCGGCTGGGACATGCTCGCCGCCGGCTACCTGCGCGCGGTCAGCGTCGGATTCTTTCCCGTCAAGAGCGTGTCGCGCTGGGACGCGAACCCGACGGCCTACGCGCAGATGATCAAAGACCTCGGCTTCAAACCCGAGGACCAGAACGCGCCGCGCTGCATTTACACCGAGCAGCAGCAGATCGAACTCAGCGTGTGCATCATTGGCGCGAATCCGAACGCGCTGGCCCGCGCCTACAAGGCGTCCGTGCTCGACGACGCCGCCATTGATTTTCTCAGCCAGGAATCGACCTCGCACCAAACCGCCCGCGCAGCCGCTGACGCCGCTGATGTTGCACGGGCCAGGCAGCGGCAGTGTGCGGAATTCCTTCAACGGTTCGAGAATGCACTGAAAGCCAACTGACCATGAAAAAGACCACACTCCTCTTCGCGCCTGACTCCGAAACCGGGGCCACGCTCGACACCATCGCCAACGCCGTCGAGCAGGGCCTCGGCGCGCTGCGCACTGAACAGAAGTCCCTGCGCGACCAGATCACGGCCGACGTGGGCAACCTGGACAAAACGAGCAAGATCTTGCTCGAAGACATCACCCGGCTCAAGAAGGCCGCCAACGACACCGACGCCAGCCGCGCCGAACTGCTGAAGAAGATCAGCCTGCTCGACGCCCGCGTGCAGATGCAGGTTCGCGACATCGCGGGCTGCCCCATTCGCCGCATCCAGGGCGACGAACGGATGCGCACGAAGTTCAACGCCGCGATCCGCGCGTCGATGGACAAGGATGGCGTGCTGTTCAAGCCGTTCGAGCCGAAGCTCAAGGCGCTCGGCGAAGATGCTTCGCCCGGCTCGACGTTGATCGACGACGCGCTGGCGGCGGAGATTTACGACACGCTCGCCTCGTACGGCGTGTGGAACACGTTCGGCGTGCGCAACGTCGGCACCAAGCAGACCAAGTTCCCGCTCAAGTCCGCGCGGCCCGTCGCGAACTTCGTGCTGACCGAGAGTGACACCGTCGCCGATGACACCACCAAGGCCGGCAGCAGCGTGACACTCGAAGTCGAAGTCATCGCCGTGCTGCTCAACGTCTCGCTCCAGTTGCTCGAAGACAGCGAGTTCGACATCACCGCCGACGTGATGGCGGATTTCGCCGAGGCCCTGGCCTACCGGCTCGACTACGCCGCCGTGCTCGGCGACGCCACGGCCGACGCCACCAACGGCGGCTTCACGGGCATCCTCAACGGATGGACCGCCGCAGACGCCGCGGCCGGCAACGCCACCATCGAGACGACCGAACTCGAAGACTGGCTGCGCGTGCTCACCACGGTCGATCCGGTTGTCCTGTCCCGCGCGTGCCGCTGGTGGATCAATCCGCGCTCGCTCGTCCGCACGCTCGGCGTGAAGGACGAGAACGGCCGCCCGATCTTCCTCACCGCGCTTGAAGCCCCGGCTTCCGGCGGCATCGGCTCGATCCTCGGCTACCCCGTGACGCTGGCGCACATCATGCCGACCACCAACGCCGCGCCCGCGAAGGTCGCCGCGTTCGGAGATCCGCAGTCGCAGGTCATCGGCATCCGCCGCGCCTTCAACTTCGAGGGCAGCGATCACCACAAGTGGAATACGCTCCAGCGTTCGTTCCGCGCCTACGGCCGGGCCGGCGTCAAGACCCGCTCCGCCACGGGTGGTGCGTATCTGAAACTGACCGCCTGAAATCATCCGGGCGCGGGCTGACCGCGCCCGGTTTCACCATCACTGAAAAACCATTGCAGAACTTGAAAACGAAAATGAAAACACTGTTCAACATCATCACCCTCGCGTCCGCGCTCGTCGCGTCCGCGCAGCAATACGGCGTGGGCAACACCCTCGCCAGCATCGGCGGCACCAACGCGACGGCCACGGCCAGCAACGTCGCGGGCGTGGCCACGCTCACCAAATACGACCAGTTCAGCATCGAGGCGGTCATCGCGCTCACCAACGCCGCGGCGGGCACGCTCGACGTGGCCTGGGACACGTCGAATGACAACTCAAGCTGGGCCACCACCGGCGCCGGCCTGGGCTGGTTCTCGATCCCGCTCACCAACGGCGGCGCGGTGATCAAGTGGAACACGAACATCACCATCAACAGCGTCGGCTACTGGCGCGCGCGTTGGATCACCAACGCCTCCGGCCAGTCCGCCACCAGCATCGTGATTCGCGCCTACATCAAGCCGCGCCGCAACGGCTGACCGACACCACGCGCCACGGCGCGGCGGCGGGTTTTCCCGAAGTTTCCCGTCGCCGCGCCCAGCGCCGGCACCCCATGAGGCACCAGATCAAAGACCGGATGATCCGCCCGCGCGAACTGCGGACGAAGCCGCGCACGCGCTGCGGATTCACGGACAAGGTCTGCTTTCCGTCCGAGCGCAGCGCGCTCGAACGCGCCGGGGAAATTCTCGACGGCCAGCACAACCGCCGCGCGACCAACCGCGCCTCAAACTTCCGCGCCTACCGCTGCGAATACTGCAGCCAATTTCACCTGACCAGCCACGCATGAATGCCGGCATCGCCAACCTCTACACGCTCAAGCAGCACCTGCTGCCCGCGTCGCTGCTGACCGGCACGACCTACAACGCGACCATCACCGCCATCGGCCTCGGCGTGGCCGCGCACTTCGAGCGGTTCTGCAACCGGAAATTTATCCGCACCGCGGCGGACACTTACATCGTCCACGCCGACCGCCAGGTGATCGTGCTCCCGCGATTCCCAATCGAGTCGATCAGCGCCGTCGCGCTGAAGACGAACGAGGAAGAAGGCTGGCAGACGCAGGACAGCGACGTGATCGAGCAGCTCGACCACGCCGCCGGCATCGTGCAACTCGCCGCGCCGCTCGGCACGTATCTGGCGCAGGTGCGCTTCACCTACACCGGCGGATATTGGTGGGAGCAGGCCGAGCCGGCGGACGCGGGCTATCCGACCACGCAGCCCGCCGGCAGCACCGCGCTGCCCGATGATCTCAAGTTCGCGTGGTTGCAACAGTGTGCGCGCGTGTGGGAAATGCGCGACAAGCTCGGCGCGGGCGTGGCCGCTGATCCCGAGGCGAAGGGCAAGCAGACCGAGGTGCATCTCACCAAGCAGACCGTCGAGATGCTTCAGAGCTATCGGAGGTTCGCATGAACCAGATGACCATCGAACTCACGCCCGAGTCGCAGGCGGTGCTGGCGAAATTCCAGTCGCTCCCGCTCGCGTTGTTGCGCGCGATGGCGGCGGCGGTGGACACGGAGAACCAATACAGCGTCGGTCACATCCAGTCGCGGAAACTTTCCGAGCGCGGGCCGAAGACGCTCGGCGTGGTCACGAACCGGCTGCGTCATTCTGTGCGCGCCACCAAGGCTGAGATCACGCCCGCGGGCATCGAGTCGGGCATCGGCACAAACGTCGGTTATGCGGGGCCACACGAGTTCGGCATCAACGAGCAGGTGACGGTCAAGGCGCACATCCGGCGCACGGCGAACCGATTCCTGATCGACAACGGCGCGCGCACCGTCTCGCGCAGCCAGGCGTCGCGGCTCGGCGTGCTCACCGCGAAGGGCAAGGCGCGCAAGGGCGTGGCCGCCGAAGTGCAGGGCAGCGAGACCACCGTGCGCCAGCATGTCCGGCAGATGAAATTCCCCGCGCGGCACATGTTCCGCGAGGGCGTCCGCGAGCGGCTGCCGAACTATCGCGAGGCGTTGTCCAAGGCGGTGGTGAACTTCGACGGAGGTGTCGCGTGATCGCCATCGAACAGATTCCCGCCGATGTTCGGGACAAGTTGTTGAGCGAGGAATACTTCGCCGACGTGAACGTGACGGCGGAGGATCAGCTCGAAATCAGCGCCGACATCGCGGAGCAGCTCGCCGCGCTCACCGCGCGCGGCGGCAAGACCGGCGCGGGCGTGATCATCGGCAACCCGGTGGTGACGACGCCGCTGCCGAACGTGCCCGGCCCGGAGTTGTCGCTGCGCGTTCCGATCACGGTCCTGGAGCAACCGTCCATCAATCGCGACGCGGCCAACAACGGCACCACCAAGACCGGCGCGCAGATCGCCTTTCGCATCCTGCAAATTCTCGCGCGCTGGCAGGACGCCGAGTTCGGAATTTTCTACGCGGACCCGTCCGCCGGCTGGCGCGAGTCTGACGACTTCGTGAAGCTGGGATTCACCGCCATCGACCTCAACGTGATCGTGGTCCTCGCCACACCGCATCTTGAGCAGGTCAGCACGCCGACGATTTCCGCGCCCGCGACCACCGTCACGCTGGCCAACATCACCAGCGGCGCGACGATCAAATACACCACGGACGGAAGTTTTCCCGGCAGCGGCAACGCGGCGGCGCTGACCTATTCCGCGCCGTTCACCGTGGCCAGCGGCACCACCGTGCGCTGGGCGGCCTACAAGACCGGCTTGCGCGGCAGCGACGTGGGCAGCGCCGTGATCACATGAATTTGCGAACCAACAACACCCAAACACTATGAGCGTATCCCGAACCACCATCGTCCGAAGCCCCGGCAAGATCACCTTTGGCGGCGCGACCTTTTACCCGGAGACCAGCATCGACATTCCGTTCGCGCCGGACTTCGACGACATCCTGGCCTGGGCGCATGGCAAGATTGATTACACGAAGAAGGATCTGAAAATCCCCGTGCGCGCGAAGCTCTGGGGCGGGATCAACAACCTAAGCGTGCTCTTCCCCGCCGCCGTGCTCACGCCGGTGCCGGGCACGTCGTTGTGCAGCGACGCCGCGCTGGTCGTGCTCGGCAAGAACGGCGACCAGGTCACGTTCCACAACGCCTTCATCTCGAAGCTCATCGACCTCGAACTGGGCATCGACAAGAATTTCTTCGCCGCCGAGGTGGAGTTCATGTGCCTGATCAAGTCGGGCAAGAACCCGACCGAGGCCGGCGCATACTACACGCGCGCCACGGGCGTCAGCTTCACGGACAGCTTCGATCCCACGACCTTCCTCCGCCAGCGATGGACGGCCGCGTGGGCGGGCAAGACCGGCCTCACGAGCTTCGAGTTCCGCGCCGCGCCGCGTGTGAACTGGAATCTCGACGTGCAGTACGATTACTCGCCGAATTACGGCACCGACAACGCCTATCTCGGCGCGGGCGGCCTCATCGGTGAACTCACCGGCATCCCGGCCGTGGCGGACGTGGCCACGCTGGCGTCGAACTCGCTCGTCAACGACGGCACGGCCGCCGCGCCGACGGCCTTCGGCACGCGCGCCGGGGCCAGCGCCGCCGATCTCACGCTCACCGGCGCGACCGCGAACAGCATCGTGCTCAAGAATGCGTTCATGGTCAGCCACGCCGAGGCATTCGACATCACCAAGACCCGCGCGCAGGAAACCAAATGGCGCACAACAACGGGCTTCTCCGCCGGCACGCCCGCGGCCATCGCCACCATCAGCTAACACGCCATGAAGACCATCCTTGACCAGATCGAAGCACTCATCGCCGACGCCGAACGCATCGACCCGCGCACGCCCGACGTGGCCATGGTCCTCGGCGGACTGCACACCGCACGCGACGCGGCGCAGAAGATTCTGCGCCCCGCGCCCGCGCCCAAGGTGAAGCCCTCGAAGCCCGCGGCGGAATGACCGTGAATGAGCGAGAAGTTCACCATCACTCCGGCCGGGGCCAACACGCCCGTGGTCGTGCTCGGCGACGACGCCATCACCGCGCCGCACAACTCGATTTCCGCGCCGCCGCTCCCGGATGCGGAGATCCAGTTGCAGGTCGCGATGCCCGTGCGCGCCGCGCGGGCGCGTGTTTTCGCGCGAGGAAACGCGCTGGTGAACTACTCGTGGACGGTCATCCGCACGCACGCGACGCAGGCTGAGGCCGAGACCTTCCGGCGCGAGCACGTCCGCGCCGTGCTGCGCGACTGCGCGCTCGGGCAGTTCGTCCTCGTGCGTCAGAGCTTCGGCGTGACCATGCGCAGCACCGGGGCGCTGGCCAACGTGCGGTGCAACGAGTGGCTCGGCGTGCGCACGGTCACTTCCTATTCGTGGCGCGGAACCCCATTTGAGACATGAAAAATTTCACCCTCCGCGAAATCTGGCTGCCGCTCGACGTGAACGGCGATGAAGAGGCTTCCACCCTCAACGGCGCGGCCCCGCTGATCTTCCCCGGCTTCGAGTACATGTTCCGCATCGGCATCTTCGACCGGATGCCGGCGGGCGAGGATGACCCCGGCGAGTTCCGCAACATCGCCAGCCTCGTCGCCTTCATCATGCGCGTGAAACAGACCAGTTACGCGGGCACGACGCTGATCGACACCAGCGACGGCGCGGCCATCGCCGCCGGTGCGACGGTGCTCTTCGATCCCACCTGCACGGAGGCCGAGTTCGTCGCCAAGACGAAAGCCCCGGTGAATGTCTATCTGCCCGCGGCCATCACCAACCCGACCGGCATCACCAGCGCCGAACAACAATGGGTCACGTTCACCGGCGCGACCGTGGACGCCGCCGCGCAGCCGGACGCCTTTGGCCGCTGCCGCCTGCGCGTGATTGATCTCGGCCAGGGCGCGGCCTCGTCGCCGCCCGCGCCGGCCACGAACTACGTGACCAGCGACATCTTCGCCGCCGCGATGAACGGCGTCGTCAAGTTCGGCGTCAACCCGCGCGGCCGATACCCGATCCTCGTCAACACCGACGGCAGCAAGGGCACCACCGTCCGCGCCGGGGACAACGGTGAACTGGTGTCCGAGATTGTTGAGAATCCGTGATTTCCAAACCCATGAAAACCTTTTGCAAAGACATTTCGCGGCTCGTGCTTCGTGCTTCGTGCTTCGCCTTCGCGCTGGGCACGCTGGCGGTGACGGCGCAGGCGGCCACCTTCTACAAGGGCACCATCACCATCACCAGCGTGCCGCCGGCCAATGCGGTGTTGTCCGCGCCGGGTGACGCGCGCGGGTGGCAGACGGCCGCGAGCATCACCAACGCGCAGCGCCAGATCGCGACCACCAACACGCTCCAGGCTGCGGCCACGAATCTATTCCAGCACCTGAGCCTCTACGGGTTCACCAACGTGAACGGCGTGAAGCTGGGCACGAACAACACCGCGCTGCCCACGAACACCGTGGTGCTGGAAATGGCGGTCGATCAGTTCGTGACGCTCACCACGTTGAGCAATTGGGCGACGATCACTTATTCGACGAACAGCGGCGCGGCGATGGTGGCCGTGCGCGTCCCGCACACGTCCGAGGCCGGGCTGGTGCAGACGCAGATCGTGACGGGGTTGATTAACGCGCTGGCCGATTCACGCGCGACGAACAAGATCACCAACACATCGCCGGCCTTCAGCGAATTCATCACCACGCGCACCAATGTGCAGAGCGTGACGAATCTGAACACGCGCGGCGGGACGAACTTCAACGGCTACCTCTCCGGCGCGAGCGGGCAACTGAGCAACGTGGGCGTGGTGAATCTGGTCGCGACGAATTTCAGCGCGCCGGGTGCTGGCGCGTCATCACTGGCCATTGGCAACGGGGCCTCGGCAATTGGAGCGTCAGCAATTAGCATTGGAGACAATGCGGCCGCCACGAACGCAAACTCGATTGCCATCGGCGTCGATACCATTGCCGAGGGCGAATTTTCAACCGCAGTGGGTTCCGCAGCATCGGCGACCGCATTCGGCGCGACCGCATTTGGCGACAGCGCCGTGGCGTCTGCCGTTGGGGCGGCTGCGTTTGGCGCAAGTGCCGGAGCGGCACACTCGAACGCTGTTGCGGTTGGCGCGCTCGCGCAGACCACGCAAACCAACCAAATCCGCCTTGGCACGGCCGCCGAGACGGTGAGCATCCCTGGCTCGTTCGACCTCCTCGGCACGGGCACGGTGGCGCGGTTGGTGGTGACGAATCTGGACGTGCAGGCCGGCACGTTGACGAATGTCGGCATCGCCGCCAGCGGCCTCACCGCCACGCAGGCAATCATCGTCACGCTCAACGCGACGAACGGCACGCTGACCAACCTCAAGCTGCACACGGTCGAGAATACGCAGCACTTCACGAACTCGGGCGCGGTGCTGCATCGCGAGCGCACGGTGTCGTCGCTGGCGGCGGGCAACAACATCATCGACCGGGGCACGAACAACTTCGTCTTCTTCTCCGCCACGGCGGGCGCGGCCACGGTCAACGCAATCACCAACGGGTTCGGTGATGGCGACTGGATTGACGCGGTGAACGGCACGGGCTACGCCCTGACGGTGGCGAATCAGAGCGGCTTCAGCACCATCCCGCAGAACCGCATCCTGACCGTGAACGGCGCGAGCAATGTCACGGTTTTCCCCGGCGGCTTGATGCGCTTCCGTTACAGCGCCAATGACGCGCGGTGGCTGCTCGTTTATCCCGAGGTCTTCAGCGCCGTGGCCACGAATGCCATCGCGTCGGTGAACGGCGCGGGGAGCAACACATTCCTGATCGCGCCGGTCTTCGCGACCTCGGCCACGAGCACGAACACCACGAACGCATGGGTGTGGACGGCCAGCGGCACGAACGGCGCGGGCGCATGGGCACCGGCCCCAAGCGGCGCGACGAACTTTGTGCTGGCGCTGAACGGCGCGGGCACGAACTTGGCCGCGACGTATTTCACCGGCGCCACGAACGATCCCTTTCAGGTGCAGTCGAGCAACGGCACGCCGGTGCTGGTGGTGAAGACGAACGGGCGCGTGGGCATCGGCACGGTCACGCCGGAGGCGCTGGTGACGATCAGCAACGCGCCAGGCAACACAGGCACGCCGCTCTTCCACGCCGGCACGAACAATACCGCAAACGGCTTGTGGGTGACAACGAACGGGAACGTGGGCGTGGGGACGGCCGCGCCGAGTTACACGATGCATGTGGCGGGGAATGGGTTTTTCTCCAGCGACCTCACGCTGGGCGCGGGGCGATACTTCTACCCGCGTGAAAGTTCGACACTGGAGCGGATTGGATCTCCGAATTCGGGTTCGCTCGAAATGGGAAATGGTGCGTCAACTTTTCTCGGCGTCACCGTCGGTGCCGGTTCCGGGCTTCCGCTCGCGACGATGCACATCAGCAATGCGCCGGTCGCGCTCGACCCGCTGCGCGTCTATACGCGCGCGGGCAACGGCGCGCTGCCCGCGCTCACCGTGACCACGAACCGGGTGACGTTGATCGGTGCGACGGCGGCCACGAACACGCCCACGGCCGGGCACGCCGGACTGTTCGCCGCCACGAATTCGGGCACGGTGGCGTTGATGGCCATCGACTCGGCGGGCGGGCTGCGGGATTTGTCTCCGTCCGCCTTCGCCTCCGCGTCGCTGACGACGAACGGTTACATCACGCTCGGGTGGGTGGACGGATGGAACATCACCACGACGGGCGGGAGCACGGCCATCGTGAGCAACAACTCGACGGTGTGGCTGACCAACGCGGGCGCGTACGAGGTGAGTTTCGGCACCGGCATCATTGGCGGCAACTCGGACTCGGTGGCGGTGAGTTTTTACACCAACGGCGTCGAGTTCCCGCTGCGCATGAGCGCGGTGATGTCCAGTCCGGCCGTGCAGGAGACGGGGTTCAAGACGGCCATCGTGAGCCTGCCCGGCAACTCGAACGTGCGGATGTGGGCAACGAACTTCAGCAGCGCAACACTCGGGCTGTCGAATGCGTGCCTGGTGGTGAAGCGGTTGTGAGGGGATCACGCATGAAACCTTCCACGACGCTGAAACCCGGACTTACGCGAATTTCACAAATTCGCGCGAATTCGCGAAATTCGCGTAACAGCTTTTTCCAGCGATGAATACCAAGACCCAGATGATCCTGCTCGGCGGCGCGGCGGCGTCGGCGTGGTGGGCGGGCGCGATGTTCGAGCCGGCGCGGCTGGTCTGCACGCTGGCGGCCATCTGCCTGTCGCTGATCGCCGCGCTGGTGATGGTGTTTGAATCGGAGGGCGACTGATGGCGGACAACGACAACAACCTTCAGATCAACATCAACGTCCGCGCCAACACGCAGGGCGCGCAGGAGGCCGAGCAGGCGTTGAAGAAGGTCGCGGCGACGGCGGTAAAAGAAGAGAAGTCGCTGGCGGATCAGATCGGCGAACTGCGCGAGAAATCGGAAAAGCAATCGCTGGCGCGGACGGAAAAGATGGCGGAGGCGCAGGCTGCCGCCGTGGCGAAGGCGGCGGAGAAACGCGCGTCCGAGGAAGTAAAGGCCCGCGAGAAAGTCACCGAGGCGGAGAAAAAGGCGGCGCAGGAATCGGAGAAGGATGTCGCGCTTACGGCGAAGCAGACGGATTCAAAGAAGC